CATGGGGCCTCGGAAAAGGAAACCCCGTCAAGGCGGGGTCAGTAAGGGGTGAAGACCTGTTTCATGGTGAAGGTGAGCTTGAACAGCCCTGCGCCCTGCGGGTCGAGCTTGTAGCCATTGACCTTGTAGCGGCCCTGGGAGCCGCCTGGTGGCGTCCACTGGAACGATCGGTAACCTTCGTGCCGGTCTAGGAAGTCGCGCATCAAGCGCAGCTCCTGACCGTCCTCGAGCCTGCCGGTCGCCTGGTGGCTCCACTCCTGGGACTTGTTGTTGATCCCGGTACCGCCCGACTGGGTGTAGCCGTCCCCGAAGTCGTTCTCCCAGACACGCTGCTTGACCTCGCCAGACGCACCTACCCGGGTGCTGAAGTTGAATGTCTCTGCCATCACCGCCTCCAGAGCGTGCCGCCTTGGGCAAACTCCTCATTGACCACTTGCCGGATCTGCTGCCGAAGGCCCTCGCCCATCATCTCGCCTTGGCGGCGCGCGCTTTCGTCGCTCATGCCAGGCTGGGCCTGGACGGTAATTTGTGCGTTCACCGTCACGCCAGCGCGTTGAGTCGAATCGGCACCTACAGAATCGACTTTCCGCAGGTAGGCGGTGAGGTCTCGGTTCTGGTTCGGGTTAAGCACCCGCTCTCCCCCATCGAGCAGCCAGGTACCTTCCTGCGGGATGTTGTCGATACCGCTGTGGGCCATGCCCATCAAGGCAGTCGACGCTACACCAGCGACCATAGGTGCGGTCGCGGCGGCGGCGGCGGCAGCAGCGGCAGGAGCCATTGCAGGACCGATGATCGGGATCGCAGCAGTCGAAGCGAAGGCGGACAAACTGGCTTGGAAAGCGGTGGCCTGTGCATTGGCAATGAGGGCCAGTCCTGCGGATGCCTGGGTCGTCTTTCCAACCACAAGCTGCACGGCCTGGTAAACCAGCCACTGTGCGGCCATGTCTGTAAGTGCACCGATCGTGGCCTTGGCGAAGCCTGACACCATATCAATCAGAGCGTCCCCGGCATTCTTCGAACCTGTAGCCACATCCGACATGAAAGTGCTGAGCTCATCACGAGCGCTTCCCAGCACCGAGGCCGTCGAATCGGCAGCCATTTGGGAATAGTTCTGTGCTTCATCAGCGAAGTTCTGCCAGGCCTCGCTCACACCATCCATCCAGTTCGCCTGAGCCTCATCCTGCTGGGTGTAGTAGAGCTGCTGGATCTCCATACGCTCTGCGAGTGCTTGCCGGAGAAGCTCGGTCTCTTGGCTGTAGAGCTCTTGGCTGATGTCTCCGCTGTTGAACTGCTTCTGCAGGTTGGCTAACTGGCTTTGATAATCCTGCTGAATGGCCAGGTCCGCTTTGAGTCGATCCTTGAGCTTGTCACCACTACCAGCACCAGCAAGCTCAATCTCGAAGCCAGATCGTACGGTCTGATTTGAGTTCTCCAAAGTGGCAGCGAAAGCTGCCGCTTTGGCTGCATCTTCATTGGCCCGTTTCAACTTCTGCAAACGGTCCAGCTCAGTTGCAAGCCCTTCGAGGCGCTTCTGTTGCTGCGCATTAATGCCAACCAGCTTTCCAGACTCGATGTCGAACTGAAGTTTCGCAACTTCGGTGGCATTCTTTCGGGCATCGGTCGTTGTGTTGATCAGCGCGATCTGCCTGGACAGATCTTCTTCTGTCGCCTCAAAGGCCTTGTTGATTCTCTTGGCCGCCGCCTCTGCTTCCTTGGCTGCCGCTTTCTGAGCATCGGTGAGCCCTGCAAAGCCTGGGCCTCCGTTCCCAGGCGGCGTTATTGGTGGAAGCGCAGCTGCCGCTTTCTTCGCGTTCTCGACATACTCGCGGATCCGATCGCCCATCAAGGGCTTGTTGAACTCTTCAACCATCGCCGAGTGCGCTAATCGAGCCGCATCGAGGCTGTCAGTTGCATCCACAGCGAACTTGTCGGCGGTAGCCTTGAAGTCCTTGGACATATCGCCAAAGGTGATGAAGCCAAGAATCTGGTTGGCGCCAGCACCGAGTTTTTGCAAATAACCCATGGCAGTAGTAAAGGTGCCTACCAGGGCCAGGGCGGTAAGGTTGAACGCACCTCGAACCACATCAATTGTATTCGCAACGAACACAGCAACGCTTACCAGGCCGTCACCTAAACCGCTCATGGCGCCACGTAGACCGCCGGCTTCCTTGGTGCCGCTTGCAAGGTCCTTGGACATTTGCGCCAGCACAGGCATGAACTCGGCAGCAAGCTGGACTTTGGCAGCGCTGACGTACTGCCCGAGAACAGTCAGCTCAGTGTTGAATTGCTGAGCAGCTGCAATCGTCTGGGTATCCAAGATCATCCCTGTGGCCTCGGCAGCATCACCGAGTTCGCGGAATCCCTTGCCTCCGTTGGAAAGCAGAGGCACCAGTGCAGAGGCTTCGTCAGCAATTGCCTCCATGAAGAAGGTCATCTGCGCTTGATTGACGTTGGCCTTTTGCAAGCTGGACACGTACAACTGAAGAGCATCTGCGCTGTTCAGATTACGGAACTGGTCAGCCGTGACGCCAACCTTCGGCGCGATTGTTTCGAAGAAATTCTTCAGCTCACCGCCGCCAGTTGCAAGGAAGTCACCAACCTTGTCGTTGGTGTCCTTGAAAATATCGGAAAGCTTGTCTTGTTCGACACCGACAGTCGCAGCTGCCGCAGCATATTTCTGGAACTGCGTGGTACTGAGGCCGGCCAAGTTCGAAAGGTTGGTAATCTCCTTCGCAGCGGCGGCCGTGCTGTTGACTGCGCTGACCGTGAATGCTGTCAAGGCTGTTACCGCCGCAGTGGCTCCCGCGACTACTGCTGTACCTGCTGCCTTCGCATTCTTTTCGACGGACTTGCGCCATTTTTCCGAGCTGCGCTCTGCCGCATCCATACCAGCCACAAACCCGCCGACCTTTGCGACCAGGTCAAGGGTCAGCGTGCCCAGCGATCTTGAAGCCATTCATTTTCTCCGGGCGTAAAAAAACCCGCCGTAGCGGGTTTCTGTAGTTGATCAGTATGGACTGGCTGTCTGGCTTGTGGTGTAGCTCACAACCTTCCCGTCCTGCCCAAAAATCACTGATATCGATTGATTCTCGTAACTCGAACCGGCAAACCCGACCTTGGCGTATCCCCACCCTAGAACCTCGGTACCGTCTGAGTTCTTGGATTGGACCAATGGTTTGCCGAACGCCGAGAGCAGGTCATCACGGGTAGTCTGTCCCGGCTTGATGGCCTCAACTTGCTGCTGGCTGATCGGGCGCCCACCTGTCGTAGCGCAAGCTGAAAGCAACAATGCAGCGGCAATGACAGAGATTTTGTTCATGGTTTCCGTTCCCAAAACCCTCAATCTACCAGTGTCACATCCAACTCTCTATGGCCTGTTCCAGAGTCAGCGGCTCTTCGGCATCATGAGGCATGAAGTCAAAGATCTTGTAGCCACCATTTTTGCTGTGGACGTTGGCATAGAGCGTGGCCAGCAATGCTGTACCGCGCTCGATCCGCATCCCCCAGTTCAAGGATCCCCTCTTCGCGCGATACTTGAGCCACTGCCGAAACTCGGCAAGGCTCATGCGCTCTTGGGCTTCCGCGATGGTGCAGCCGAGGCTGATGGCGATTTCGTGCCAGGCTTCGTCGAGTTCGGTGAGTGGGTCGTCTTTCCCATGTTGCTGACCTCCTGAATCACGGCCATCAATGCCATGGTTAGATTTCCGTCCAAGGCACCACGGCTGGGGTCAGCATCGCCGGTGATGTCGGCGACAGTGAATACGGGGGCTCCATCTTCGTCGCAAATGCAGGAGGCGATGCGTCCGGCCACGCCGTCCTGCTTACCTGCGGAGGCAAGCACGTCGCTGACGGCCGAGCGGTACCCAAGTGGGCGGACGAAAACGGTAGCCGTCAGTGAGTCTTCGCCCTGGCGCCATGTGACCTCTTTTTCAACCGGTCGCCCGGTGAACGACCCGGCCTGCTGCAGGGTGGTGATGTTGAGCTTCATGGATGGCCTCAAGCGGTAGCGGATTTCTTGGCCCAGGCAGAACCGCCCGTGCGCTGGATCGTTGCGGCGGTGCTCACCACGGCGTTACCGGCGAAGTCGAACGGGAAGTCCGAGACGTATCCGGTGAAGGTGAACCAGGTGCGCGTCTTCGGCAGGTCGAAGTC